GCCCGTAAACATACGCAACAGTCGCGGCTGCGGCAATGAGAGCCGCCGACCACGGCTGTCTAAAGTAGTGATCCATCTATTACTCATAGAGAGCTTTTTTGCCCACCTCGGGCGCGTCGGGAAACAGTGACTCCTTGTGAATTGGCGCCGGCGTGACGGCCACCGTCTTGGTACCACCGGGCGTCTCCACCGGCTCTGGGAGTTCGGTGGATTGGATGGTTCCAGCTGGGGGTGAATTATCTTCGGGATAGGACATCGGCTGCTCCTGCTCAATGTTGTCCACGGCATCGAGAGCCTCGTCGACCGGCGGCGGCTGCTCGTCTTCCTCCTGGTCATCGTGCTCCATCTCCAGATTGGACTCTTCTTCGGGGAGGGTGAGGTACGTGTTGAGGATCTCTTCCGTGGGCACGAGGTTCTCGATCGTGTCGCGGATGCACTTTGTGAAGCGCGTGTTGAGGTCGTTGCGGCGCTCGGACGGCGGCTTCTCTTCCGTGACGACCCATGGTTCCTCGTAGATATCCCGGGCACATTCTATAAAGCACGTGTGAACGAACACGTCGTTACTAGGCAACTTGAGGGAAAGTTTCTTACTCGCCTTGTCGATCCGAATAGAACTCAGGATCTTCACGTGTATGACGAATACGGCAGCTATAAGTCTCGGAAAGAGTGGGCACTCTTTTATAATGTTCGCCACGTGCTGCTTCACCTTGACGTTCGACCACTCCCCCTTCACCTTGCGCAGGTTTTGTCTGTAATTTTCAACAAATTTACGATCTTTTGTTTCTTTTTTTGTATCTTCCCAGACATCCCAGAATGTATCTATCAGCTCTGGGAGCATTGCGTCTATGAGCTTGCGGGAAAAGCGCCGCTCGGCATCATTGAGCACCTCCATTTAGTACCCCCTGAGTTTTTTTAGGGGCCGTAGAGTCGCAGAATATGCTTGATAATTTCGTTGCGCTTCACGTCATCCTCCGTGAATTGCATAACCTCGATGCCCGGGATGGGCTTGTCGCCGAGACGCTCGATCAGGTCCAGCAGCCCATTGCGTTCAAAGCCGCGGTCGTACTGACCGGTGTCTCCTGTGATGATGAGCTTCGAATCGTGCCCGAGCCGCGTGAGGACCATGCGCATCTGACTCGGCGTGGAGTTTTGCATCTCGTCGGCGATAATCCACGCGTTGTCGAACGTGCGGCCGCGCATGTAGGCAAGAGGGCACACCTCAACCTTGGCCCGAAGCGGGAGATAATCCCGCATGGGGGCGACCCACGGGCCCATCTTATCATCAACGGATCCCGGGAGAAAGCCGTGCTGTTCATCAACCGACACGGCCGGGCGGGTGATAATCACGCGGTCGTGACGCTTGCTCAGGGCGGCCGCTTTGCACGCCATCATCGTCTTACCGGTGCCCGCCGGGCCATGTGCCACGATAATCGGGACGCGGATGTTCTCCAGCAGAGCTTGATAGATGCGGTGGCTCATTAATTTTAGTACGAGTCACCCTTTTAACTCATCGCCCCTTTGACCGTATCTGCTGTGCCGTCTTCTGGAGGTTCGCGAGACTCGAGAAAAAATCATCGGCCGTATCGCTCTCCACGTGTGCTGGGGGTCGGGGGGCGGGCCTGGAGCGCGCAGCCTGCCAGGTCACGATAAACTGACCAGCCTCGAGACCCTGGCTGACGCTGTACCCGGACTTGACGAGCTGCCTACGCATATATTCCAACGCCTCTTCAAATGGATACATCGGGAACCCGATGACGAACGGAGGGACGAGTAGGGTGGCGTATCCCTCTCTCCGCTCGGACGCTGCTCGAATCTTTTTAGAAAATTGTTCAAGAATAATTTTATAAGTTTCTTTTCTAAGATTCCTGCGGGCCTGTTCTTTTTGTGCAATTTCAGATGCACTGATCATTACTATAATTAAAACTGTACTTCTTTGCCTGGGAGCTGACGCGACGCGGCGAGTATGCTCGTGAGCTGTTCATTCAGAGACTTATTTATATCATCATATGTCTGGTACTTGTCAGGGGCGTATGACTGGAAGGGGCCGCCGCGATCCGGCGAGCTCGAGCTCGTCTTTGAGATAATCTGCACGCCACCCGCCGGTGACACTCCGGCGGTCACGTCGTACTGGACGCCGAAGAATCCACGGGTGTCCAGGAACAATATGCGAGCGTCATAGGTTATGCCACTCTGTGCACCAGCCTTTGGCGTGATATATATGGTTTCGACGGGCTGCAGCCAGGGCTCCTTCTTCTGCAGAGCCTCGATGATAACCTGAATGACATTGGGCGGTACAGGTGGCGCCGATGGCTCTTCGTAATTCGTCACGGAATTATTGTTCATGAACAAGACGCCGAGGATCGCAGCCACCGCCCCCAGAATCACAATGTCCATCTTCATTTACTGGATGCGTTTAAAAAAAATGAACAAAAGAAAAGCGGGTATTAGAATGGCCCTCTTGGTCTTCAGCGACAAGTGTAATTATTCTCTTGATGTTTTGAATTTTATAAAACAGAACCCGAGTCTCGGTCAGATGCTCCGATACCACAACGTGACCACTCAGGGGAGACCAAAGACCGAGAAGGTGACGCGCGTGCCCACCCTCATAACGGGGGATGGCCAGGTTCTCGTCGGTGCAGAGGTTACGAATTGGTTGGAGTCTATGGTCCCGTCGGAGATTGAGATGTGGGACGGGTCTGGGGTTTTTTCCGCGTCCCTCGATGGCGGCGACGGCGGGCCTGACATGTTCAGCCTGGATGCATACGGGACATCCATGCAGCCCATGCTCACGGCTGAACTGAAAGACAAAATTAATAAAGATCCGAAAGAAGCTTACCAACTAAAGAGTTCGGCCAAGTGAGACCTAATGCACCTGAAGACCATTCAGGCATCCGCTATTAAAGGAATCTTTGAGGTTTTAAAGGACATCATCAATGATGTGAATGTTTACTTTACGCCGACGGGTGTGAAGGTTCTCACGCTAGACACGGCCCGCGTGACGCTTGTTCACATGTTTCTTTCGGCTGAAAACTTTGAGGAGTATACGTGCCCGGCGGATATTGCAGCTGGCCTCAACATGGCCAATACGTACAAGTTGCTCAAGTCGGTCGGCCCGTCGGACACCCTCACCATGCGGATCAAGGACACCGACTCGCTCGAGTGCGTGATTGAGAACGCCGCCAAGAAATCAAAGACGAGTTTCAAGCTGAAACTGCTGGATATTAACGAGGACATCCTTGACGTGCCCGACATTTGCATGGACGTCATCACGACCATGCCGAGTATCGACTTCCAACGCATCGCGCGGGACATGGGTAATCTGGCCAATGACATGACTATCACGCGCCTCGGCACGAAACTGGAGCTTTCGTGTCGCGGGGACTTTGCGGATCAAGAGACGGTTCTCGAGTTTTCGGACGACGTGGCGACGCGGACGAGTGCGACGTATAATCTCAAGTACATAAATCTCTTCACGAAGGCGACGGGTTTGTGCTCGAGCGTTCAGCTCATGCAGGACTCGAGTGACGATCAAATGCCTATCGTATTTAGGTATGGTATCGCCAACCTCGGTGACGTCAAGTTCTACCTGGCGCCACGGGTGGACTGAACGCCACTCTGACCACTCCTTCTTCTTTCAAAAAGAATTTTTTAAAAATTTTAATTTTAAAACTAAATCCAGTAGAGTTGAATCCCCATGCCACCGTGATGACCGGCCACATGGGGGTCCATGCCGATCCCACCAACCACGAGGGGCCATCGAGTCTTTTCATGTCAGCCGTGACGTCACGGCCGCTCGGCTCGACCCAGGCCCTCGTGATTGGCATGCGCATCGTGTGCCCCCGCGGCGGCCACGACGTCCCGAGGTGCGTGTGAACCTTTCCCCCCAATAGGTACCTCGTGACCCGGCGCGTCCCATCCGTCACGTGATCCACCTCTGTCAATACTCGATCTTCAATTTTAAAAATATTTTTAATTTTAAAATTTTTCGGATAGAAGAAGTACACGAGGTCCATATAAAAGTTTCGCATAATATTTCTATAATGGAGGCGCGGTTCAATGAAAAGGTGCGTGAATTCCAAGAGTTGATTGCTGCGAGCCCCTCCCGTGCGAGCGCCATCGAGCTGGACATGTACGAGTACATGGCGCGCACGGCCCCCTTTATCCGTGAGTATCACCAAGAGTCGACCGCCGCGTCGAGCACCAAGACTGTGGCAAATATCAAAATATCTTCAAGAAAAGGTGTTCAGAGGCAGGATATATACAATGCGTATCTGGCCGACGTGGAGGAGGTTCACGGCCAGGCCAAGACCACCGACAAGTACCGCAAGCCCTGCCCCAACTGCGGGGCGAGTTTTTCTTTTAATTTTGATGAAGCTCAAAGCGAGGATTCGTGCATGGAGTGCGGGTATGTAGAGTACGTGCAGGGCGAGGAGGTGGGCTTCAAAGAGGAGCAGGAGATGGAGAAGAATATCGTATATTCATACAAGCGCGAGAACCATTTCAACGAGTGGGTCTCGCAGTTCCAGGCCAAGGAGTCGACCAGCGTCCCCCCCGAGGTCATCGAGCAACTCAGATCTGAATTTAAAAAACAAAAAATAAAAGAACTTTCTGAAATTACTCACGAAAAAGTAAAGGGGTTGCTCAAGAAACTGGACAAGTCAAAATATTACGAGCACGTGCCCTACATCACGACGATTCTCAACGGGATTCAGCCCCCTACAATGAGTCAGACGCTTGAGGACAAGCTCAGACTCATGTTCCACCAGATCCAGAAACCCTTTGAGAAACATCGGCCCAAAGACCGTAAAAACTTTTTGAGTTATTCTTATACACTTTATAAATTTTGTGAATTGCTCGGAGAGGATGATTTCCTCCCGTGCTTCCCTCTCCTGAAATCAAAAGAAAAACTTTACAAACAAGATGAAATTTGGAAGGGCATATGTCAAGAGCTGCGCTGGCAATTTATAAAAACCGTCTAGTGACTCTTGCGGCCGCTCAGGTTCATGAGTGCAATGCCCGCCTGTCTATTGGCGGCGGTTATGTTGCGTTTCGCGCCCGCCGCGTTGGCCAGCGCCTTCTTTTCGGCCCGATGCGCGAGGGCAATGTACTCGCGCTTCTCCCGGGAGGAAAGGGGCGCCGCGGTGCGCTTCACCTTGTTGATGAGGTTGCGGATGCGGCGCTCTTCGTTCGCAACCACGCGTTGGTTGATGGCGGCGAGATTCAGGCGGACTTTTTGTTGCATCGCCATGCGAGACGCGTTGTTCTTGGCGGCCCGGCCCGCCGCGCGCCGTGTGCGGAATCCCCGCATGGCTGTGTGCGCCGAGCGCGCCGCCGCGCCAACGCGAGCTCCGGCCGCCTTCACGCGGGCGAGGGACCGACGCATCGTGCCAACTACGGCGTTTTTCGCGCGTTTTACGTAC